ATACGTTAGAGCCGCTTGCCCTGACGTAAGACTCTGCTAATGCGGAGCAGTTGGTTGGAGCGGAAGCCCCGCCGTCTTTAGCGGCGGGGTAGTTCACTTAAATTGATTCACAAACTTGAGCAAAAACAGTTTGCAAATGCTAAAACCCAAGTAATGTGAAGCGAACCCCGTGCGAGCCGGGTCTAAATAGCCTGCCGGAACGAAAGTTTCGGCAGGCATTTTTGTTTATCCCGCAATGATTTTGTATTGGTTTTGGTTTTCTTTTTTCAATGACAAATCGCTTTTTTCGATTTGAAAAGAAGTTGGTTCATTTTTTTCAAAGAAATGTAGGTCTAATTGTTGTTGCTCTTCTTGAAAGTTCCAGACTCCTACTGGCCTATTGTTTGGTGGGCCTATCATAATGCCTCGTTTTTCAAGCATATAAAATCCTCTTTCTTCAACTCGATCTTCAAACAATTCAGAAAGAAATACCTTTCTGTTGCCAAATTGTCCGTTTTGTCTGTTTCTCAGTATTGGCATCATTTTGTTGGTTCCAGCCAATTTGTAAATATGGTGACAATGAATGATCCAGCCGCCAAAGATTCTGTGTTCGGCTATCATGTGGGTGCCACTTATAAAGTTTGATCCCGTGGGATAAATTTTTGCGAATTTGGCTGCTACGCCCATGCAGTGATCCCCCCAACCCTTGGACATTTTCTTTCTCATATTCAGTATTTTGCTAGATTGTGGGTGGTCAAGGATTGTTTTTACTGTCTTTTGGCTCAAACAACAAATTTCCCATTCATGATAAGGGCCACCGATGGGTGTGTACCAATTTTCTTTCCCAAAGAGTAGAGCTAGATCATATTCCATTGGTTGAACATTATTCATTGGTGCTGTCGAAACATAATGTTTATCTTGCCAATCGTAATCTTCATCAAGATGCTCTATCAGGGCGTCTATATCTGTAATTGTGTCATCGTCCATACCGATAAACCAACGAGAATCTTGTAGTCGTTCGGGGACTTTTTCTGTTAGATAAGTAAACTTTTTGTGAGATGGGTCATCTAGTTTGAACCTCATCACTTCAAATTGTAAGTTTTCTTTCTCGTAGGCTTTGATTTCTTCTTCTAAGCGACTTGTGGCATTTTCTTGGAGAAGCAAAACCATTTTGATTTTGAATTTATCGCAGTTGTAGATGCCATACTTGAGAAAGTTTTTGAGTCTGTAATCAAATGCTTCTTTTTCAGAACACATTATGTGAAATTCTGCGTCATACATTTTGTATCGCCTTTTTAGCTTTGGTGATTGCTGATGCCATTGATTGGTCAATATCCAAGTATTTGTACTCGCCCAATCTACCACCCAAAATTAGGTTGGGCTGATTCTTTTTTAAGTTAGCGTACTTTTCGTAAATCTCAGAGTTTCTATCGTCTCTAATTGGGTACAAAGGATCGGGATGATCCTTGTACGGGATTGGGTAGTCATAGGCGATAATGCTCAGTTCCTGATTTGGCTCCGCATTCGGATTGTAATGCTTAACCATATCGCCGTGCTTATAGAAGTGGCGATACTCAATCGTTCGTATGTAGGGCACATCTTCTGAGGCATAATTTAGAACTGCGTTCCCCTGAACGTCCCCGTATTTCTTTTCTTGCTTGAACATTAGGGTGTTGTATTCCAGTTCCCCGTACTCGTAGTTGAATAATGCGTCCACGGGGCCGGTGTAAACTATCACTTTTGCAAGGTTGAACCATTTGTCTTTGTCCTTTAGAAAATCCACATTTGTCTCGACAGGGATTCCATCAAGCATATTCTCGACAATTTTGGTATAACCCTCCGCAGGCATACCCTGATATTGAGTTGTAAAGTAATTCTCGTCATAAGTGAGTCGAATTGGCAATCTCTGAATGATCGAAGACGGAAGGTTGCGTGGTTCTTTCATCCATTGTTTCTTTGTGTACCCATAGAAGAAGGTTCTGTATATTTCTTCGCCAACCATTGACAACGCCCATTCTTCAAAGTTTTTTGGATGATCGACTTTGTAAGGAGCGGTTACTTCTTGGAGTTTGCGACGAGCCTCTTCGGGAGTTTTGACGCCCCAAAGTTGGTGAAGGGTCATCAAGTTAATTGGGAAGGAAAATACACGGTCGCCAGAAACAACTTTGGGTCGATTGGTAAAGGGCACGAACGAACCAAATTGGTGAATAAAATCCCAGATTTCCTTGCTATGGGTGTGAAAGATATGTGCCCCATATGAGGAAACGAAGTAGTTATTCACTTGTTTGTCGTGTGCGGCCCCCGCAATATGATCTTTCTTTTCGATGACAAGACAAGTCTTTCCTGCGTCTTTAACTGTCCTTGCAAACGAAGCTCCAAAAAATCCCGATCCGACAACTAAGAAATCGAATTTATGCATGTTTAGTACCTTCCTGACTCTATTAGAGTGCTATGGAAAAAATTGACCTATTGGATGTTCAAAGAAAAATTTCTGTTCTTTTAGAGAAAGAATATGTGGGTGGAAAAGTGCTTTTGGATCGCATGTCGATGGTGAATGAATCATGTCGTCGCTCGCCTGCTTATTCTGACCCACGATATGCACCTTTTTACTATCATTTAGGGAAGTTTTTATCTCCCACAAATATGTTATCCCTCAATTTTGGGCTGGGACTGCTCGAAAGCAGTTTCCTTGCTTCTTGTAAAACTGTACAATACATAGCGGCATTTCGACCCGAATCCAAAGAGTATTACTCTCCAAGAATGGGACTTCACAATATCAAATTGAATTATAAAGGAAGTATAGACTTCTACATAAATAATATCTACGATGACGAGTTTGTGGAGAAAATATCACCAATTAAATGGGATATGGTCATCATCAATGAAGAAATGACGTATGACGATCATTTAGCTCATTTGGAGTATATGTGGCCTTTTTTGGCTGAGAATGGCGTTATTGTGACGGAATATGTCAAGCGGAATGAATCTGCAAGTGATGCGTTTTTTGCTTTTAGTGAAAGTGTGAATCGCCCGCCTTTATCTTTTGAAACTCGTTATGGTACAGGCATTTTACAAAAATGAGGTTAATATGGATGAGTTGATTAAAGAAGAAGTAGCCTTACTTCGCAATATGAATTTTGCGGAAGAATATATTAAAGGCTGTTACGAGAATTGCAAGAAGTGGAATGTGACAGGTTTATTGCGGGGCATCAAAGACCCTTTTATTGCCCGGCAAGTCTCAGAATTGCTGGAAAACCAGCGACTTTGGAATGAGCAATACGATCAGGACGCTCAATGGAAGCGATGCAGTATTCCTGTGATTCGCAGGGTATTCAATCAAGATTTCTTGGGATTTCATTTGGTTTCTATTCAAGCCGCTCGCAAGCCCGAAGATTTCATTTATTTTGTCAATGAAGATTTGCGTGTCCGTTCTGCTCCTTCGCCGGTAAGAACTCGATTCGTCGCTCTTCCTTGGGAGGGACCGAAAGCTACAAAGGTGGACGAGAACGGTCGCATCTGGTCGAGTGAATATAAGGGTCAGACATATGTAAATGTTATAGATGGTGAGGCCGAGGCGACTCTTGATTATTCGGCGGCGTATGCCCATGAAATCAACAAAGAAATAGTCAATGACTTACTGGCAATTTGTGACAACAAGGATTGTGTTTATCAAAGCCCGGAGCAACTATTTTCTTTGGTTGAGGGAATGAGTGCCTATATTGGCACAAAGACCCCGAATGAGGCTACATGGATTGTGGCACATCCAAAGGTTTGTGAACTTTTGAAACCGAGTGTGGGAGAGCGTTGGAAACTTTATGAATTCGATGTGCCTCAAGAAAAGATTTTGTTGGGTTACAAAAACCCCAAGAATCATTATGTGACCGGCTACATTTATTCGCCTTATTTGCCCTTCATGATGACCGAGAAGGGTGTGTTGATTCGGTACAACAAAAAGCTCGTAAACGCTTCATTTTATGGCTCCATTACTTTGTCTAACTTTGGTGAAGACACACTCGATTACAATGAAGGTGAAGGTGAGGAATAATGGGATACGAAGTAACATACAAATATCACGAGCGAAAAGACGGCAGCTACGATAAAGAAGAGTTGAAGTCTTTGAAGAAAAAAGTGGGCGATCCTTTTGAGGAAGTTCCGCTAGAAAAACTAGCCGGGGCTGTCATGGCACAGCTTGCCCGGCGAGATATATTTGTTGTCGATGTGGATATTGTTGAGCTTTCCCGCAAGCAGATCAGCTTCAAAGAAACCAATGGTGGCGTGGTCATTAAGAATCGCAAATTCTTATTCGATCAAGCATCCAGCCTTATCGTCCAGCAAGTTGTCGAAGTCCCAGAAAACAACACGGGTGTGTCCGCTCCCCAAGAGCGACATATTCAACACGTTCAAAATTCCGCACCAGCGGGAGATTTGGGGCGACCGATAGATGTTATGATATTCTCGCCAGAACTGCCTCAAATGCCGGAAATTAAGAAAAAAGGCTTGAGGCTCACTCCCGATAAAAAGTATCCTGTCTATGGGCGGGAGCAAATGGGAGCGTTTACGGTTCTCAAAATTATTGACGATGTTGGCCGTCAACAAAATGTTTCCGATGTTTATTTCATACCGGGTAACGTAAAATTGTTGGCTGACAGAGAATTAGGATTTTCTGAAACTCAAAAACAAAGGGATGGCGGCAAACTCAATTGGGGAGGAGCCGTCGAAGACGATTCCATGCCCGTCATCAGGAGATAAACACATGCCGAATAAACAACAGAAGATTGCTCAGAAAAAGAAGAAACGTGAAAAAATTGCGAAAGAGCGTGTTCTTCGTCGTCGGGAGCAAATGCGTGCAGTTCGTAAAGAGGACGAAAGAAAAGCAAGGCTTGAGCGGGAGTTATCTCCTAAGCAAATGCCGATTGTGAATGATCCTTTGGTTCGTGAAATGCGGGAAAAAGCCCGTGTTGATGCGGCCAAGGCTCAAATCGAGAAAAACCTTGAATTGCTCAAGGCGATTGAAGAAGAGTACGACAAGGAACATGCGTTACGGGAACAGGTCAATAAAGACTTGGAATCCGAAGGGCATGTGTCTATGAAGGACAAATTGGATGCTCTTCACAAAAAAGCGATGGCGATGAAGGAACAGAAAGAGGAAGAAAAGCCTTCTGAAGAATAGATAATGTAACCACGGAAGGGAGCATTATGCGATTTTTTAATTCTGGCAAGAGCCTCGAAGACCACCGGAAGTTTCTACACATCCTCTGGCATCCTCTGGTCTGAAGATACTGATTTCGTAAACGCCAAAGAGAAAATTAAGGCACATCTAAAATTCCACAAGGGTGATAGGGAAGAATACCTTATCGCCCTTGTTGCTTTGATGCTTGAGGCGGCTGTACACAATAAATCTCGCCGTTAGTTTGGTTGTACATACTAAATTTTCGGAATCTCCAAAAATAAACTAAAGTCGATTGACCGGGTTGCCGATATAACTTATAACTGCAAAACGTGAACAAGACGCTGACGAAAAAACTGTTACGTTAACGATGACTTGTTCCTGACTTTACTTTAACTATGGAGAAGACTGAAAATGAGTACCGCCTATGAAGCGCTGGATATGAACGAAGTGATGATGGAGTCCGAGCGTGTAAACGCCGAACCCGGATTCAACAACGAAGAATATCTAGACAAATTCGTGAGAATGCCCGAACGTGAGGGCTTCGTATTGATGAGATTTTTGCCTCGTAAAAAGGGCACGAAACTTTTCTGTGCGACCCGAACCCACACCTTGACGAATCCCGTCACTAGGCAGAAGCGTGCTTATCACTGTCCAAAAGAACTGTCTCAAACCGAGAGAAACGGTAAGATGGTTCCTCAGTGGAAGGGTGATTGCATTATCTGCAAGTATTACAGTGACCTCTGGCAAAAGTCCGAAGGCTTGAGCGGCAAAGAAGCCGAAGCTCTTCAAAACAAGGCCAGAGACATTAAGCCTGTCGAACGCTATTACTACAACGTAATTGTTCGTCAGGAAAAAGACCCGAAGACGGGTGAAGTTCACAAGAATGTTGGCCCCAAGATTTATTCTTGCGGCAAGCAAGTCCACGCAAAGATTATGCGTGCGATTGTGGGTGACAAGGACGCTGGTGAAGCTCCTTTGGGTGACATTACTCACCCGGTAAATGGCCGTGATTTTAAGGTGGTCAAAAAGATCACCAAGAGCGGCAACCGTGAATTCCCGAACTACGACTTCTCCAAGTTCGAGCCAGAGTCTCCTGCCGGATCGTCCGAAGATTTGGACAAATGGCTTGAGAACATTCATGATCTTCAGTCTCTCCGCAAGGTAAAGACCGAAGATGAATTGAAGCACGCTCTGCGTGTCCATCTTGGTATGGTTCAGGAAGGCGAAACGAAGCAAGACAATGATCTTGATGAGTTCCGCAACGCCACTGGTCTTGGCGCTCCATCTAACTCGGCAGCGGCTGTCGTGGGAGATGACTCGGTGCGTGAAGAGTTGGTCACGCAGACCGAGAGTTCTTCTTCTGGGTCGTCCGAAGAGCAAGAATTGCTTGCTGACGATGACTTCATGAAAGAACTGGACGCAGTGTAAGGTTGTCTCTCAAGGGGATGATTGTAATATAAGGTTACAGTCATCCCCTTTTTTTATAAACATGGAGTAAATTATGGCCAGAAAAAAAGCTGTCGCTGGTGGCGATGGAGATGATTTGGATTTTTTCCAAGAGTTCGCTGAGCAAACTGACGGCGATATTCTTGATGCAATAGATTCGGTTAAGTATTTCGTGGACACGGGTAGCTTAGCCATCAACTATATCTGTAGTGGTAAGTTCATTACAGGCGGTGTACCGGGCGGTAAACTCACAGAGATTTATGGCCCCAACTCTTCTTGTAAATCTCTTATTGGCACGAATATTTTGTTCGGCTGTCAGAGAAAGAAGGGCATCCCTGTTCTTGAAGACTGCGAAAATTCTGCGAATAAAGAATTCATCAAGAAAGCATCTCACTGCGACTTGAAGAGAATTGTTCGTCATACGCCTCAAACTCTTGAGGATGTATTCAAGAAAATGTACAAGTCGGTTGAGTTCGTTCGTGAAAAGAAGGGCAACGATGTTCAAATCGCAATTGTTTACGACTCGATTGGCGTAAGCCCGTCTGCTCGTGAGTTGCGTGAAGTGCAATTGCCTGAGAAATACACGAAGGAACAGTTTAAGAAAATCGTGGGTGGCAATGAGCAACCCGGCGAGCGTGCCAAGATTTGTTCCAGAGAGTTTCGTAAATTAAACTCCGTCATGGAACAATATAATGCTTCGGTCATTATTCTGAATCAAACCAGAGATAAGATCGGTGTAATGTATGGCAACCCTAAGACGACTGCCGGTGGTGGAAATGCTTTGCCGTTCTATGCCTCGTGTCGTCTTGAAACATCCACGATGAAGAAGATCGAGCAGAAGCTCACGGCCAAGAAGAAAAAGATTCTTGGTATCAACGTGCGTGTGAAGAATGTCAAAAACAAGACTCACCGTCCGTTTGTCGAATCGGAGAATATCCGTCTCCTATTCGATTACGGAATTGATCCAATCAGTGGCTTGCTTTCCTGTTTGCTGGACGCTGGCCGGATTGAAATCAAAGGCGCTGGGAACTTTGCTGTTAAAGAACCTTGGGCTGGTGGGTCTGAAATCAAGTTCAAGGCATCGCTCGAAAGAAATGACGTGCCTATCGAAATTCTTTACAAGTGTCCGGCGTTGATTGATGCTGAGACTGAGGAAGAAGTTCGAGAGTATTTAGAGCCTTATATGGCTGCTATCGAGTTCCAAGTCGGCGGCGACATTGTAGAAACCGATGTTACCGGCTTTGAAGACGATGAAATGATTGACGACGAATTGAATGAAGAGCAAGAAGAAAGTGAAGAGTAATCTTCACCTTAAACAAAAAAACCTCGCCATAACGCATGGCGAGGTTTTTTTGTTTGCTGATACTTTATTGAATTCGATACATTCCTCCCCCGACTTTCTGGATTGTAAATCCTTCTTTTTCGAGGGCTTCTTTCACTCTTCTGACATGGTTGCACAAAGCCGCATCAGATAATTCTTGTCTCTTGAACCGCTTTTTCAATTCTTTCAACGATACAGTTTCTTTTTTCAGGAATTTGCTGCAAATGAATTCCTGAATTTTGGATGCCGCCCGTAGCATTTTTTGGCGGTCCCGTGTTTCTTTCTTGAGTTTAGTTTCCAGAACTTCGTACTTAAACCGCTGATTTTTGTAGTTCTGATCGCAAATAGCGGGGACCAAATCTTCGATTTTTAGCGGGGTTACGTCCTCAGCCTCAATAACTGAGATAGTTGCTCCAAAAGTTTTTGAAAATTCGACTAATTGATGCAAATATTTTTCATGCGTAATAAACCGCTTTTTATCTTTTGTTTCTATCAATAAACATTTCATCTTCTTGCTCCGTGGCCAATGGGCGTAGAAATCTCTTCGGGGAATACCATATAATAATTCTAAGGAGAGAAATCGTCATGGACAATCCTCAGAAAGAAAAATTAAACTTGGACTATTTTCGTAGGTACGGGGTCGAACTCGAACTGAATGCTTTTGATTTACGGAATCGACCGATTGGGCATGAGAATGGTAAGCTGCCCGAAGGGATACACTATATAGGCAATTTAGTCCAAAAAACCATAAATGAAAACGTCTTGATCCATAAATGGGGCAACGATCATAACAATGACCAGTGGATCATTAAGCCCGATGCCAGTTGTGGCATGGAGGTTTGTACGCCAGTTTGTAAAGGCTGGCACGATCTCAAAAAGGTATGTAAGGTCATAGACAGTTTCGCTTTAGACCCCAAAGTTTTGGCCGATGAACGCTGTTCTTTACACATTCACATTGAAGTGGCCGATCTTTCTTTGGAACAGGTCGCCACAATTTTGACGTGGTGGATTAAATGTGAGCCAGTTTTTATGGATTCCGTTCCTCGCTCCCGAAAAAGGAATCGTTACTGCCAATTTATCGGACTTGCCGACTTCATGGATAATATTGAAGATGGATTTATGCCTACAGCGGCTTTGCTCCGAAATTTGGGAGAATACAAATATTATTCGGCAAATTCCTATCATATTTACAGAAAGAAAAGAAGCTCGGTTGAATTCCGAATCATGGACTATTCTGCTTGTAAAGATTCTTTGGTTGTTAAAAATTGGACTCGTCTCTTGTTACATTTTGTGGAAAGATGTGTTGCGAAAGGAATGCCAGCGAATTATGAAGAAAATAATCCTTGGTCCGGCTATCAATGGCTAGACCCAATTCAGGTCTTTGAGTTTCTAGGCTTCTTGCCAAATCAGTACGATCTTTCCGAAGGTTTATCTCAAACACGTTCGTGGTTTTTATCAAAATTGCTTCAAAATACTTTGAACGCTAATTTGCCGGGTATGATGAGTGATAAAGCGAGGCTCAAGGCGTGGCAAGAAACAGTTTCT